GAGCAAGACCTGATCTGGCTGGATGAAGAATGCCCGTTGCCCATCTATACTGAATGTATAACCAGGACCATGACGACAAATGGTCTAATTATGCTGACCTTCACACCTTTAGAGGGCTTAACTGATACTGTTCTTCAGTTTATGCCAAACGGAAAGATTGAAGACAATCAAGAAGGTAGTAAGTTTCTAATCCAGGCAACATGGGATGATGCTCCACACCTAACCACTGAACAGAAAGAGAAACTCTGGGCAGCCTTACCACCCCATCAGCGAGACGCCAGGTCGAAAGGTGTTCCGCAGTTGGGATCTGGTGCAATTTATCCTATCCTCGAATCTAATATTACTGTCGCTGACTTTCCTATTCCCGATCACTGGCTCCGTTGCTATGCGCTTGATGTTGGCTGGAAGAAGACTGCGACTGTTTGGGCAGCTACAGATCCGACCAGTAACATAACTTATTTGTATTCTGAATATTACCAGGGCCAACAGTTGCCACTGATCCATGCGGATGCCATCAGAGCTCGTGGTGTGTGGATTCCAGGCGTAGTGGATTCAGCTGCACATGGCCGTTCGCAAGATGACGGTAAGCAACTTTTTGAGCAATACTTTGGTCTAGGGCTTGATCTCGAGAATGCGAACAAATCAGTCGAGGCTGGCCTGTATGCTGTGTGGCAAATGCTTAGTACCAATCGCCTGAAAGTATTTGGTTCGCTAGTTAATTGGTTCTCAGAGTTTAGAATCTACCGAAGGGATGAGAACGGACAGATAGTTAAAGACAAGGACCATCTTATGGATTGCACCAGATACTTGGTTATGTCTGGACTTAAGCGAGCAGTTGCAAAACCATATTGGGAGTTTGAGGCTTATGAGGCATCAGAAATATACAACCAGCAAGATACAAGTCTAGTAACTGGCTATTAATAACTTAAGTAGGTAAGATATTGCAAGCGACGAAGTCGCCTACACGTATATTCAATCTACTCATGTCTTCACCCTACTTGATATCATTATGCATATTGCGTATACAATTTAATCTTCAGGAAAACATAAATGGCTAATAATGGTTTTGAATTTCCTGTAGAAGAACTTGTTGATCCAGGCAATCCAGCGACTCCGATGGCGAATGCAATTATAGCTGGCCAAGCAGCGAAGCTGCCTACACGAACCAACTCAACCCTTAATACCGGAACTAATCTCCCTGATGACGAACAATCATCACTCATGGGCCAAGTTCCATTTTGGGCAACTGAAGAACCCATCGAAGATATTATTACGCCTGTTCAGGCAGACTCACTTACGACTGCACTGGTAGAAAAAGAAGCTCTTCGGGCTGAAGCAGTTGTACTTATCACTAACTTGGCTGATAAACAAAATAAAGAAGTTCTTGCAGATATAACCACCAAAGTCTTGGAGGGTTATAAGCTTGATTTAGCTAGTCGCACTGAGTGGGAAGCTCTCAATGTGCAGATCATTGACCTGGCGAAGCTGCTCGTAAAGAAGAAAGTCTATGCAGGCGAAGTTGTAGCCAATGTTAAGTACCCTTTAATAATTAATGCTTGTATACAGTTTGCAGCTCGCGCCTATCCTGAGCTTATCAAAGGGAATGAAGTCGTCAAAGGTAAGGTAATAGGAACTGACCCAGACAACCGTAAGTTTGACAAAGCCAATCGCATTTCTCAGTTTATGTCTTTCCAGCTTCTGTCACTAATGGAAGATTGGGAAGAAGGAGTTGACCAGCTACTTTTTACATTACCTGCAATTGGTTGTGTGTTCAAAAAGAGTTATTTTGATGCAATTGAACGGAAGTCTGTATCTCAGATAGTCTTCGCTGATGATTTGGTTGTAAATTATTTTGCCGAATCACTGGAACGGGCTCCACGAGTTACACACAGAATCTATTTGTACCACAATGAAATTGTTGAACGCATCAATTCTGGGATCTTTATCAAGTTTGATGTAGCAGAGCTTGGCCAGGCAACTAGTGATAAGACTGCCGATGTAGATGAAGATACTCCGCATTTGTTTCTTGAGCAACATCGTTGGTACGACCTAGATAATGATGGTTATCAAGAGCCGTATGTAGTAACTGTTCACGAGCAATCACAGAAGTTAGTTCGTATATCACCTCGGTTTGCCACGGATGGAATTATTCGCAAGTCGGATGAAGTTGGCGTAGTTGATCCAGACGGACCGATTGTTAAGATCATTCCGGAGCAATACTTTACTCGCTATATTTTCATGCCGGCGATTGATGGCGGATTCTATGGTATGGGGTTTGGCTCACTTTTGATGAGCAGTAACTCTGCCATAAACACAGTTATTAATCAGTTGTTGGATGCGGGAACGTTATCAAATAGGCAAAGCGGCTTCCTTGGTAGGGGTCTTAAACTCGGTAGAGGCAAATCCATTCAAGTTAAGTCTGGCGAGTGGAAACCAGTCGATGCCACTGGCGATGATCTTCGTAAGAACATCTTCCCCATGCCAGTGCGTGAGCCAAGTAATGTTCTTTTCCAATTGCTCGGACTTTTAATCGAGAGTGGCAAAGAACTTGCCGGCATGACAGAGATTCTGGCTGGTAACTCTCCAGGCGCGAATGTTCCGGCTGAATCTGTTCTTGCATTGATTGAACAAGGGCTGCAAGTCTATAGTGCAATTCATAAGAGACTTTATCGTAGCCAGTATAAAGAGTTCATAAAGTTACGACGGTTGAATGCTCTTTATCTTGATCAGATGACTTATAAAGCTGTCCTGGATGATAGTAATGCAATTGTTCAGGCTGACTTCTCTAGTGCAGATTTTGATGTAGTGCCTGTTAGTGATCCGAACAGCACCACAATGATGCAGCGGCTTCTTAAGGCGAAAGCTATGCTAGAGCTGCGAGGGCAAGGATTAAATGATCAGGAAATCTTGCGACAATACTTGCTTGCACTGGATATCGAAGATGTTGAAAGGTTCTTTCCTGCAGAAGACCAACCTGATCCTGCTGAACAACTCGCGATGCAGAAACTCCAGGCAGAGATTGCTGAACTGAGTGCAAAGGTCGCCAAGTTGAATGCAGAAACTCAGCAGATCATAGCAACTATTCCAGGCAAGCAACTTGAGCAAGAAAAGACAATTGCAGACATGAACAATGATGCGACAGATCTAGCTCTTAAAGATAAGCAAATCTCTGGACAGTTAGAACTCGGGCGAAGTCAGCAAAGTCTTGGCAAGGCACCTGGTGGGTTAAAAGAAAGTACGGTTGAACGTGAATATAAATAGAGGGTAATATCATGAGCAATGATACAGAAATTGTTGTAGAAATTAATTATGAAGATATTATAGCTGTAAAATATCCAGTTATGATAGAATCATTAATTATACAAAAGTTAAAAGAGGCTGGAATTCCAGTAAATGGAGTATTACTTTTTCAAGGAGTTAAGTCAGGTATTTTAAGCCAAGAAGAAAATATTATGAATAGAAGTTATATTTTTAGGTGGAAACCTTAAGTGACTATAGATTAAAAGTTTTATAGTTAAGGGGATAATATGAATGAATTAGGCAAGAAAAAGAAGAGCGCATTTTCTTTCTTACGTGCACTTGGACTTGGTAAAAATAAAAGTGATTCTGGCGACAAGAATGTTTTTTATGCTGGGAATGTAACAACTGCTGCAAATAAGAGGAAGAAAGAGTTGGAGAAAGTTAATCAGAATTGAGGAAAACTCAGATGGAAGATTATCAAGAGAGAATTATAACTGAGCAGAAAGAACTTGCTGAAAAGATTGTTAAGTTAAATAATTTTATTAGTAATGCAGATAATGTTCTTAAATTATCTTCTCAAGAGTACACATTATTGAGAGAACAACTTGCTGTAATGATTAGATATAATGAGCTTTTAATTGCACGTATTTTATCATTTCGTGAAGAGGCTTAAGATGCTAACTAGTGAACAATTCCAAGAGTGGAAAAATCATCCAGTAACGAAAGAGATCTTTACTGAACTTAAGAAATCTAGACAGGCAATAGTTGAGCAGCTTTCCAATGGAAGTAGTATTGGCTATGAAGCAGCTGCTACACATGGAACTACTAATAGATTAGTTGGCCAAATAACTGGTCTGGATCAGCTTCTTAATATTTCTTTTGAAGGTGATTCTGTAGAGAATGATGTTGATGAGATAAGTGGTTATTAGTTATGGGCATTCCAAAAAGTTTTAAATTATTTGGACATACAATAAGAGTTGTTTTTTCAGCTTCAAAGTTTGATGAAGAAGATGGTGCTTTTGGATTTGCTTCATATAGAAGAAATGAAATTCAATTGCGCCCGTCTTCTGAAATTACTCCATTAACAGAAGATTGTTTAGAGCAAACTTTTTATCATGAACTTGCTCACTTTATTATTTATTATGCTCAACATTCTTATAGTGGAAATAAAGAAAAGATGTATAAAGATGAAGGATTTATAGAATTAGTAGGTAATTTAATGCATCAAGCAGTAAAATCGTTTGAACATGAATAACAATTATTTAAAAGGGTAATAATTATGAGTGATGAACACATTACTGATATTAATCAATCTGGCATTTTACCGACTGGTGGGCATTTGTTGGTACTTCCTGAGAAGGTTGAAGAAAAGACTAAAGGTGGAATCTATTTGCCTGAAACAATTCGGGAAAAGGAACAGCAAGCAGCCACGGTAGGAACTCTTATTGCCATTGGACCTACGGCCTGGAAAGACCTTGATGACGGGGTTGCCTGGGCAGAGGTCGGCGATAAGATTAGTTACTCTCGATATGCCGGCGTGTCAATGCCTGGGAAGGATGATGAATCTTATGTATTGATTAATGATAATGATGTTTTGGCTCGGTTACTCTTTTAAATAGGTGTTATTATGGCAGAAGAATTTGTGCAAGACATTATTGCAAGTGCAGAAACTAAAGGTTCTTCTACAGAAGCAACAGCAGATACTGGTAATGAGACTAGTACTGTTGTTGTGGAAACTAAATCTGGTGATGATCAATCTTCCAATCAAACTAAAATCCCTAATGGTAATGCTGATTCTGATCAAACCAAGATTGCTCCTTCTGTAGAAGAACTTGCTGCACAACTTGGCTGGCGTGCTGATCATGTAGGTGAGGATGCAGTTGATGCGGTCACTTACATTCTGAGATCGAAAGACATTCAGAAGGCAATGAGTAAGCACAACAAAGATTTAAAGGAGAATCTCAGTACTGTTCAGTCATCCATTAATGCTCTTAAAGAACATAACGAACGGGTTTATCAGGCTGATGTTAAACGCTTAACTGCTGAGATAGATGCACTTAAGAAGGAACGCAAATCTGCAATTGAACTTGCTGATGTTGACAAGGTCGAAGAGCTGGATGCACAAATTGAAGAAAAGAAAAAAGATATCGCGGCACCAAAAATAAGTGCTAGCAAGTCAGACGCTGGTGCTGTTGAAAATCCTGTCTATGATGAATGGATTCAGGATAACCAGTGGTATGTAGAAGATGATGAAATGGCACAGTTCGCTGATAGTGTAGCTCAGAATTATGTTGGTGCACCATTGCCTAGGATATATGCACTGGTACGGCAGAAAGTGCAGGAGGTTTTTCCAGAGAAGTTTGCCACTAAAAATACATCAACTACTACAACTACTAAAGAGGTGGTTAAACCCATTGGACCTGTTTCTCCTGTTGATAAAGGATCAAACAATAAAGGTGCTTCGAATTCTTTTACTAAGGCCGATCTTACGCCTGACCAAGTTAGTATTATGAACCAATTTGTTCGCGGTGGCATTATGTCCGAAGAACAATACATTAAAGACATTGCAAGTATGCAAGAATAATAAGAGGATTATGTTATGACAGAGCAGGCAAAAAATACAGAGAGTGTTAAAAGCGAGCAACCGCGTAAGAGAATACCTCTTGGTTCGAGGAACATTTTGACTGCACCGAAGAAGGTCGGTTTCGTGCGCCGATTTGTTAATGATACTGGAGATCGCCTTCAGATGTTTAAAGACGCTGGATGGAACACTGTTGATGATGGTTCACCTGTTGGAGATTCGAAGATTGGCAGACCGACTCAAATCGGTAGTGCCACGAATCCTAGTGTGGGTAACAATCAGCGAGCTGTTCTAATGGAGATTCCAGAAGAGATTTAAGAGG